TGGGGCTGGATATCGAGGTCTCTGGCCGCGAAATCCTCCAGGACATCGGCGCGCAGCTCCGTGAGCTGGACGCCTCGTTCTGGATTAAGGCGTGGCACGCCGAGTACCTGAAGGTTAAGAGCGCGCACCGGCTGGTCGTCGTAGACGACGTACGGCTGCCGCTGGAGGCGCACTACCTTCGCCACCACATTCCAGGCATCGTCATCGTCAGGGTCCACGCCAGTGCTGAGGCTCGAACGGCTCGTCGTGGCGTGCTCCAAGGCGTGAGCGATGTGACGGAATTCGGTTACCTGCAGACCGAATATGACCTGCAGATAGACACGACAGACTTGACATCGGACCAGTCGTACGCAATCCTTCGTAAGCATATGGTGAATAACGGTCTTTGGCAGTCATCCTACGAGGAGGAATCGTGAGTGCAGCACTGACGGATCTAGAGACGCGCGCCGCGCAACTCGGCTACCACTACGACGGACTGATCCGCGTAGGAGATCCTGCGCTATGGACCATCGTGCTCATTGACTCTACCGGCGGCGAGCTGGCATTCCAGGGCGATACGATTGAGGGAGCCATTGAGTTGGCGACTGATCGAATGGCGCTCCTGGGTGGGATGACAGACCTATGAGCGCATTTGACTACGTGGGCGTGACCCTCATCGTCATCAACACGGCGCTCGCACTGGTTGTGTTCGCTTCGCTCCCATTGAGCGTCAAGCGCGGCGTTGGCGTGATCCCATCGCTGATTTACTTACTGACGACGGCGGCAAGCATCTGCTGGATGTGGCGTATGGTGAATCAATGAAAATTTCAGGCATCTACCAAATCGAGCTAGGCAACGGCCATTTTTACATAGGATCTGCCGTAAATCTTGAAACTCGTGAGCGACAGCATCGAATCGATTTAAAAAATCAGTCTCACTGCAACAAGGTTGCACAACGATGTTGGAATAAATACGGCCTTTTCAAGTTCTCGGTTCTTGAGGAGTGCGAAAAAGACGCTCTAATTGCACGTGAACAATTCTATTTAGACCAACACTTCTCCTCTGCAAAGAATGTAAACATTGCTCCGGTTGCTGGATCATCCCTTGGCATCATCCGCTCACTTGAAACTCGTGTAAAAATTGGAGCTTGGCAAAAAGGTAGAAAGCTTCCTCTCGAGACTCGCGCAAAAATGTCAGCATCGGCTAAAGGTAAGAAGAGGTCCGCAGAACATCGTGCTAATCTTTCTGCCTCCCTGAAGGGTAGGATTACTTCTGCGGAAACTCGCGCTAAACTGTCTGAAAATGCAAAAGGTAAAACTCATTCCTTAGCAACGAGAGAAAAAATGTCTGCCGCAAATAAAGGAAAAACTTTATCAGCAGAACATCGTGCAAAAATTGCTGCCGCTGCAAAGGGTAGGATTGTTTCTGTGGAAACTCGTGCTAAACTGTCGCAAGCAGGATTCCGTCGATCGAGGACGCTGCAATGGCAGGTGTAAAGGCGAAGCGTGACGGTGCCGCCAAGGCTCCTGTCTGGACGGTGGCTGATTGCACAGAGTGCGGCAAGGTGATCGACTATACAGATCCGAAGCGGCTTGTCTTCCCTGCACAGCGCATGCTCGTCATCTCACCTGAAGGCCGTCGATTCCACTGGCGCCACAAGGCGTGCGTCAAGTGATTGAGATCATCGCCCCTGAGCTGGACGAAGGCATACGCTGCGTGCAGGATGGTGCAGATGCCTGGTGCTATGACCCTGCTATCGGCAGACAGTTCGCCAAGTTAAGCATTCGCTACGTCGATGCCAATGCACCGGACGGCTGGTTTTTTCTCAACGAGCATATCTTCAACCGAAAGACGATTGCTGATCTCTTGAAGGCTGGGCATCTCGAGGTGGGCCAGTCTGCATTCACGCTGTCTGACGGCGGTCAGGCGCGACTGGGAAGGCTGGTACGAAAGTGAGCGAGATGAGCGAACTGGATATCGAGCAGCAAAACAAAGCTAAGCGCGGCAAGCGCGCACGCAACAAGGGAAACTCATTTGAACGAGACGTCGCCGAAAAGATCGGTGGCATTCGCGTCGGCCAGTACGGCGGCAAAACGGATGTCCAGGCTGATTGGATCGCCATCCAGTGCAAGGTGGGGAACGGCTCGTACTCGGAACGCTACGACGGTTGGCTCCGCTCCGTGAAGGGGAACGCCACGCAGATCGTTGCACTCGTGGTTGGCGATGCTCCTGGAGCTGGAACGCGGCGTCGGACGATGATCGTCTTGGACTTCGAAGACTTCTGTGACCTAATGGGGACGAAGAGATGACAGCGCTCCTACTGGCCCTGGCGCTGCTCAGCGGCAGCACTGGACCAGACCTCACGCCACACGGCGTACCAACGCACGGCGTCGCCACGTGGTACGGCGCGCACCACGTCATATCAAAGCACTACTGCTACGGCGGATTCGCCAACACCTGCTCGCCATACGCCACAGGCGAGAAGATCTGGTATGCGGCCGTAGCAAGTTTCTCCTACTACGCCAAACCGTATAGAGTACGCGTCTGTAGGGCAGACCAGCCGACGCGATGCGTCGTAGTCTGGGTAAGGGATGAGTGCGCCGGAGGGTGCAGGAGGGATCTGAAAAAGCCGTGGACAAGCAAGAGCCGAGCCATCGACCTAAGCCCAGCCGCGTTCTCTCATCTCGCGCCGCTCGGCAGAGGCGTACTCCAGGTGACCATCGAAGAGGTGAGGTGCCTAAACTGCAGCGCGAGTTCCAGTTATCTTGCGCGGCGTGGGCTGGAACACTAGGGATCAAACTCAACGCGCTCTTTAACCTGATGCCGAACTATGGTCGCAGCGTGCACTGGATGCGCGAGCGCTACTACGGCGGTACCTTCGTTGACGATGTTGACATTGAGTGGGTACGCGCTGCTCAAGCTAATGAGTCGCCAAAGTTGCCAGTGGATCGAATGCGCCTCTACGTGACCGCGATTGAGCGGATGTGCAATTACTGCGCTGGGGCTGACGAGACGAAGAATCCGACCTGCTGGGATAGCTTGTGCCCACTCCGACCTGTGTCCCATTTACCACTTAGGGTAAAGAATTGATGCGCTACCATCCGATGGCGACAGCGCGGCCGTATGGCGTGCTGCTGTCACTCGCCCTGCCGGTGGAGTCCTCCTGCCGGCAGGGCATAACTTTGAGGCGGAGGGTCAATGGCTAAAGGGCAGGACAAGTTCACCGTACTCCGAGGCTGGGTATCCGACGCGCAGGTGCTACTCGGCGTGGACTCCTGGCAGGTCAACGTCGTAGAGGGAGCATCGGACGTGGATGCCTGGGCTGATATTGACGCTCACTCCCAACAGCCAACCGCTGAGCTACGCGTCAGTCACGACTTCTGGACGCAGACGCCAGAGCGTCAGCGCCTCATCCTGACCCACGAGCTGCTGCATCTCGTCTTGGCGCACTACGCACGCGTCACGGAGACGCTTGAAGACACGCTCGGAAAGTTGGCGTGGGCGACCTTTCAGCCGCAACTCGAAGATGCCGAGGAGCGCGCTACGGAGCATCTGGCTCGCCTGCTGGCTCCCTACCTAGCGCTCCCTAACTTCCCTAAGGCGTGAAGCGCACACAGCGGCCGTGCCTGACCTGTGGGGTACTGACTACCTACGGTGACCGCTGCAATGTCTGTGGACCTCGGAAGTCGACGGAGTGGGCGCGCAACCGTGGACCATCGCCCTATCGAACGGCTGACTGGCGAAGGCTCTCTATACAGAAACGTAAAGAGGTTCCATACTGCGAGTTGTGTGGACAGAAGAATAACAATCCGCAGAATCCGCTCACGGCTGACCACCTCAAGCCACTGGCTGAGGGAGGCGCTCTAATCGTACCGACATATATGCTCCGCACGCTCTGCAGGATCTGTCACGGCAAGGTGACGAAGCACAAGTAGGAGGAGGATAAAATGGCAAAAATTGTTATGGTGACTAATACGATTTTAGCGCCAACTGGCTACGGCACCCAAGGGCTACAACTTGGACTGCGCGCACTGAAAGCAGGACACGACTTCAGCGTGGCTGCAAATTATGGCGCACCTGTAAATATGGAAGCGCACGGCATAAAGATCTACGCCGAGGGGCTATTGAAGTACGCCAATGATTCTGGTCCAGAGAATATCGCGCTGGCTGCTCGTGAAGGTGGCTTTGGAATGACGCTGTTCGATGTGTGGACTGGCGTCGCAGACGGCTGGCACGAGTTGCCGCTGGTCTGCTGGGTCCCCATCGATCACGACCCTGTGCCGCGACGTGTGGCTGAGTGGTGCCTCAAGGGTGGTAATAAGTACATCGTCGCAATGAGTAAGCACGGCGAGCAGGCACTCCT